CTCTTCATTGCAAAGATAAGTCCGGTAGGACCAGTCATTGGCTGGACACCGCAGATATCATAAGCAACGAGGTTTGGCATGGAGCGACGAACGAGGCTGATAAGAACTGGGTCGAATGACTGAACCTGTCCTACAGCGTGTGCGTTCGAACCGATACCAGTAATCATACCATTCTGCATACCACTGTTTGGAATGGCTTCAGAAAGGTATTGTTCTTGGTTTTCAAGAAGAACAGCTGTGACATTCTTCTTGTATGAATCTTCAATTGCTGGGAGTTCTGGGTGTTCCAGAATTGGTTCCCACTTGGCTTTTACTTGCTCAGCGAGCGAAGCAGTTTGATCGTAGTTAGACATCTAAAATCTCCTTTTGATTTAGACTATTTTCTTTGTTGTCTTGAAATTGCTTGTGCGTAGAAACTCATTGGACCAGTTGTTTCCTGAATGGAAGTTGGTTCTTCTGAGTCGGACTCTTCTGTAATAAAGGTAACTTCATTCGAAGCGTTTGACTTGGTGAAGTAACTTTCTTTAAGAACTGAGAGTTTCTCTGCGAATTGTTCCGCATTATCGAAGTCGATACCTTCTGCAAGTGAACGAAGTTTTTCGACATCAGTGTCTACTAAATCTTCGGTCATTTCGGTAAAGACGCCTTCACAGTGAAGGCCTTCCATATCGTTTCTCATTTCCATGTTTCGTTCGATCTCTTCATTGAGTTTGGCGGTGAGGTCTTCGAGTTCCTCAGCCATACCTTCAACGACATCGAATTTATCTTCTGGGATGTCAATAAAGTGATTTTCAAAGACACCGCGAAGATCTTCCATGAATGACTCGGCAACTTCAGCACGAATGCCTCGCTCGACTGCAAGTTCATTGTCCTTCATCCAGTTCTCGACAACGTATCCTAGATAGTCGTCGAGTTCTGCGGTGAGGTTTTCTTCAATCTCAGCAGCTGTTTCCATAAGACGTTCGTTGTAGTTTTCTTCGAGAGCTTCAGCGTAGACGCTTAATGAATCATTAACAGCTGCTTCGAAGATGGTTGTTGCCTTCTCCTTGAAGTCTTCTGTTAATTCTTCACCTGCGAAGAGAGCATCCATATGCTCTTTCATATGAGGCTTTTCAACCTTGGGTGAAGCAGCAGAAGGTTTAGCGGCGACAGATTTTTTATTAGGCTTATCTTTACCTTCGGTGCCGGCTTCAGTACCAATGACTGGTCCTTTACCTGAGGCATCGAATGCGGACTTACCGGTGGCGTCTTTCTCGACAGCGGCGCCTTTTTCTCCGGCCATTGATGGTTTCTTAGGCTTCATTTCGGGTGACTCCTCTTCTAAGTTGTCTTGATCCTCTTCGTCCTCGTCGAATTCCTCATAATCATTATCTTCGAGAGTGATAACTTCATCATTCTCGTCTTCGATCGCAAGGCCTTCGACCAGTTCCGAAGCTGATTCTTCTTTACGGTTTTTTCCGGCAAGAATATTTCTTGCTGCCTCGATTGGGCTTAGGCTATCTGAACTCATTTAAGGACTCCTTTTGTTACCTTACAGTAGTATTATTTAGTAAAATCATAATTTTGAAAGGAAATCTCGGAACACATTAAGTTTCTGTTCTTCGAGATTTTCTCGTTCAGCTTTGGTTATTGTTTTTCTATAAGTTTCGATTTCTCGTTCTTTGAGCATACCGTTATTCCACACCCATTCTTTACCTTCCATGATGCCGTTGACAAAGGCATCAGGGGCAGATGGATCTGCAACAACGTCAACTGCGGTCAACATGAAGTCTTCCTTAACCATCTTGACTCCATTTTTCTCTTCAAGTGTTCCCATACCTCTAGTGGACACACCAAGTTTTACCCCATCATCGATGAGGCTCTTGACGATTTTTCCATAAGGAGTATCGAGAATTTTTGCTTTACCCATTACGTTGTCGCCGTCAAAACTCATTTCGACGATATTATGACATACACGTTCGAGATTTAGTGATGGTCCGTCTGGGTGTCCCAGTTCTCCCATTGCTCTACTCTTCTGAACGTATTCTTTGTTATAACGGTCTGCTTCGTTGAAGAGAATTTTTCTCTCATACATTCTACCGTTGCGGTTTACTTTCTCTGACTGCATGAAGATACCTTCGATGAAATAGTTTTTCTTTCCATCTTCGGTGGCTTCAGTGAGACATTGAATGTCATCTCTTTGTTCTGTTATTAGAAGCATAGTTCTTCTCTCTTAAGGTTATATCAGCGGGACTTCATCTTGTTGGCGATTGTTTTTCTTCGGTTCTTGAGATAAGAGTCCGAGGAATTTACCTTACCATCGTTGTTAACATCGTCGTCTTCTCCACCAACTGCATCTAACGCACTTTCTTTATAGTCTTTGGCCTTTGCTTTGCCCCGGCCAGTCATATATGAACCTTCTTTAACTTTCTTTTTTGGCTTTACTTCTTCGTCCTCATCCTCGTCATCTATTTCTTCTTCTTCTTCACCTTTTACTGGGAAAGACTCGCCGGTTTCATCGTCATCGAGTTCCTTCTCAAGTTCGTCTTCTTTGTCTTCTTTCTTCTTCTCGTCGAGAATAGCAGAGGCGATTTCTTCTCTTGCAATCTCGAGCCTATCGGCAAGTTTACTCATGAGAGTATCCTCGATAGCTTGCTTTACTTCTGATGGGTTTTCTTCGATTAACCCTTCGATAATTTTGTTAACATGTGACATTTAAAGTCTCCTTAGAGTTCTTGTATATTTATAAAAACGTGTTTTTTATCCAGCTGGTGGATACAGAGTTCCACCCCAATTTTCTTGATAACCTTCAGGTAGTGAACCATCTCCATCCAATTCTCCGCAATCTTCAGAAGCTTCTCTTGCATTACATCCTTCAGCTGGAGAATGTCTAGGACCACCAAGGGGTGGTTGATCGCCCGGAATTGGTTGCCAACCGCAATCGCCTGCAATGCTTCCCGGATAACCATTTTTATTAAATGTTGTTGCAGATCCATCTGGAGATGAACTACCATCACAATTAATCGGTTCTACTTCTATTGGATAGAAAGAAAATACTAGTCTTGGTACTTTTGTGCATGTTGTGTAGTGTGTTCCCTGTGGACATGTCAATATACCATAACAGTTGTATTGGTAATATACCGATTGTCCTCTTGCACAACCTTCTGAAACTATTTCTGGAACTAGATCTGCGTTTGGTTCACAACTAAGACCTTCTCCGTAACCACAACCCAACAGACAAGGAGCAAGTATTGGAGCAGTGTCTTGTGGACAAGAATCAAAATCTTCGGGAGAGTCCGGATCTTCTACTTGTACATTTGATTCGTGTATGAGTCCAC